CAATTGCCGTTTTCGTGGGTATCCAAAGTTTCTGCCATTTTATAAAGTGTTTAGTAAATTGATAATTAAGTGCTTTTAAGTCGGCAACTTCGCCAACCGTCAACGTTATAAGCAAGGCGGGGAAGTGCTTCTATTTAAGTTCATCGGTAATATGATGAAAAATAAAAGCCCCCGCCCGCAAATTAATTAATAACCGGCCAGCTCCATTGCATTTCTGCCTCTCCAAGTGGTGCGCTGGTTTTCCAAAGGTTATTTTCACCATCTAAAATCACTTTTAGATTTACACAGGTGTCACTCCAGACGGCGGTTATAATTGCCGGAGCTGTTTCCTGATAATTGTTCATTTTTTCTTTTTCGTCTTGGCTGCAATGATAAACAACCATTCTTCCTATTGTAGCTTTCATAATAAATTGGGTTTTACAACGCCCGCCCAAGGCTTTTATTTTTAGTGTTTCAAATCAAATTCAGTAAGTAAAAATGCCCAGCTTATAACACGGCATAAAAAACATGGCCGGAGAGCTGGTAGGCTGTTTGAAAGTGGTCGCAAGGCCACGTTTCTTATGCCAATCGTTAGTTGCAAGCCTAAGAAGCTAGCAACCTATCAATTTCGGCAGCTATTAAAGCACCTGCAACTTTTAGTCTTTCAATATCTGTTTTAGCGTCAATTTTAGACTGAAATCCCATCCAATCAAATCTACTTCCATTAAATTCATTTGGTTCTAAGGCATAAGCAGCAGCGTATACTAATTCATTACAATTATGGTTAGAATCGTGCTTTAAATCCCATCCATGTTTTTCAATTTGTTCAGCTCTTTCTTGAGCAATTAATTCAATACCTGTTTTCATTTTGTTTTGTAAATAAGGCCAGCAACTAACAACAAACATACGTTATAGCGGTGGCAGTGGTTAATATTAAATTATCAATTCTAATCAAATTCATCTCGGCTGATACGGTAGCGTTTCAATGTCCGCTACAACGCATGTTTGCAGCCGTTAACGTTTTTAAATAAGCCTCTGCAAGTTCGATTTGTTGTGAATAGTAGTAAACTTTTGCAACTCCGAAACCAATTGTAAAACTTTTTCTTTACTTGGTTCTGGTAAGTTGTTTCGTCCGCTGTCAGCCCCAATATTTACTTGTTTTGGTTTTGCTGTTTTCAGCATTTTAATAAAACTTTCTAAATCAAAATCCATTATTGGCTCAATGGTAATATACTTGTCATTAAGCAATAAACCCATAAATAAAGCCCTATCTATTGGTTCAGGACTATTTCGCATTATTTCCGGCAAAAACCTATTAGTTTCCATTGTGCAGCAAATCTTAATATTATCGGGCAAAATAAACCCTCCTAATCTTGCAGGGTTCTTTGTTTGTAAAAGGTACTGATTATCAAATTTTGCCATGTGTTCTAGTGTTTTTTCAATCCATCCTTCAGGTATGTTGTTTGCAAACATATCACAACTCGAACCAACGAATATAAAGTTTCCAGTACCTAAGTCTGTTTTTAGTTCTTTTTCATCATATCTAACAGGCTTTTGTTTTCCCCATCGGTGCATATAACAATAAGAGCAACTGTGCGAACATTCGCCTTTTATCGTATTCCAAGTATGAGTAATAAACTCATACATATTTCCTTTCCTTTCATTTAATCCCATATAGTTTATTTATTAACTTTTAAACATCTGTAATTGCGCAATATAATGCCTATATCTTTTTTCTTCATCAACGTAATATTTTCTATCAATCTCAATACCTGTATAATTCAGGTTCATATCGTAGCAAACGATTCTTTGGCTTCCGGATCCCATATGAGTGTCCAAAATGGTGCATCCGTATGTCGCAAATCTTGTCAAAAGATATTTGTAAACTTCAAATGGTTTTTCGGTTGGATGGATCCGTTTTTGGTTTTTCTCTTTATATGGATTCATTGTCCGACCATCTTTGTATGATTTCCCCTGCATCATTCCTGACCACATATAGTAAAATATCTCAGTAGGTACCGGATATGAAACCCAAATAAGTTCACAATCATTAAAGCTGGTAGAGCCGTTGACTTTATCCCAAATTACCCAGTTTGAGGGATGATCAGCAATGAATTGATCATAATCCTCACGCCTGGGTGGATTAAACTCTTGGCCTGAAATAAAAGAAAAATAATTGGCACCAAATATAATTTGATGCTGAGTAACCCGCATCAATTCTACAAAGTACTCATCGGGTGTTTTTGGTTGATCCCATAGCGCGGCATGATAATCTTTTGATTTGGTTAATTTGCCACGTCCTTTGTTTTGCCGGTGGCTATTCCCATCAATGCCATATATAGGGTCAACCGAACCAATATCATAGCATTTATTGGGGTGTTTTGGCATAAATAACATGCAGTCGGTATTTATTGCTTCGGTGAACATTTACACTTATCATTTAATGATGGATAATTACTTAATTTATCTTCATAAACACGTTTTAGCTCACTGCTTAATTCCAAAGCTATCCTGGTTATCTCTTCATGTTTTCCCTCTTTGTATAATTTTTCAATCCTTTCACCTAATCGTTCACACTCTTTTATCGATTTGAAAGTATATCCTATTATTTCAGCTTCATCTAATGTCATATAATCAATATCTTAAATCAGTCCAATGCAATAGCTTACCTTTAAATCCATCTTCAAACCATATCCAAAAATCAACCAGGTTATCAAACCCATCGTTCCAGGCAAGTTGTTGAACCTCATTTTCAAGAAATAACCTACCATCAATTTTAACCGTAGTTTCGTTTAAATAATCCGATTTTCTAGTAATTTCAATGTTTTGCACCGATTTACATATTTGTTGGTTAAATTGATTATACTTTTTAGTCCTTACACCGGTGGCCATGTGCATTATATTGCCAGGTTTCCACCTGTTTTTTGCATCTATTCTGATGGTGTGTATTTTTGTCCCTTTAATTATTGGTTCTTTGAACCTTTCTTTAAATCCTATTATCATAATAAATTATTTTGCATTTAATTTACGTAGTTCCATATAAGCAGGTGTGGACAGGTATTTATAAAAGGTGTTCCGGCTAATATGGTACTGGTCCATTATATATTTTTTATAGATAAATTCCTGGGTTGCCCCAAATTTCTTTTTGTCCTTGACTATCTGCTGCACCTCGATGACTTTATGGAGGTGGTTTTTGCGGTTATAAGCCATATAATAGTTGTTTTGATGTATTTTCACAATGTTGTGCCAAACGCAAATCGGCTTCGTTGAGCCATTCAGGGCGATGAAAGCCATGATTTGCCACCCGCATCCTTATTTTTTTGGCCGTGCGTTGCAACCTGGCAGCTTTTCGCCGCCTGAAAAAAACGGTTATTTTATTCATCTTCAAACCTCCTGTCTTTGATATATCGTTCGGGGTAAACCAACTCGCGGTTATGTATTTTGCAATCATACTTAAACCTTGGTATGGCCATAGTTTATAAGTTAAAATGGTTAAAAATAGGCTCGTATTTAAACCTGAATTTTTTATCCAGCATTAAATCTGGAACGGTTTTAAAGGCATGGTACGCGGTGGCGTGATCTTTATTGCCACATTTTAGCCCAATTTCTTTATATGACAAACTTGTATTACGCCGCATCACGTACATGCAAATCATGCGCATCTCCGAAACTTCACGTTTTTTTGTCTTTAGCTGAATATCGATGCCGGTGGTTTTAAAAAAATCTAAAATTAACTCCTCTTTGGGTTTGTATTTGGTTAACCCGGAGTGGTACATAATATATTCCCAGTTAATATTGGCATTATACATCCGGTCGTCGATATACAGATCGGCATATACCTTAGGTCTGGGGTTTATGCCTAAACCGGGTATATTTCCGTTAATGGCATCAAATTCAATGCCCTGATCTTTTAAAAATTCAACAGCCTCGGTAAGTATTAACCGGCCATTATTAGCTGGGTCAATATCGTTGCGGCACGTCCATAGTATCAGCTTATGGCCTTCCTCCTTTAACGCCTTTATGGCATTGGCAGCAAAGGGCAGCATTTTCCCGATCTCGGGAAATTGGTGCTCCACAATTGTCCCGTCAAAATCAACTGCTATTATCATAACACAGGGGTTAAATTAGTTGAATCGCTAAATGTTTCCTTGTTAAAATTGCCACCTTTGGGGTTAAAATCATCTTCATCAGGTTGACAGGCCAGCATAGTTAAGGCTGTAATTACCAGTAAAATAATTGTTTTCATAATCGTAAATTTTAATTGTAAATACTTTTTTTGTTCCCGGTGCGGGATTCGAACCCGCATACTCTCCTGGTGGTGAGATTCTACCTCGTTAAATTAACCGGGATAATCCAGGTGGGGTTATCCCACCGAACTCATGCTCAACCCTAAATTTTGCTTAATGCCATTAGCATCTTTGTAGATAGCCTTCACATATGTGCTGGTGCGGTCGGGGCGGTGGCTGTCGCGGATAATTTTAACTGCATCAATTAACTCCTGATCCCCGTGTTCTTCAACTCTTTTTTCTAAGTCAAGAACCCTTGAGGCTTTTAAGACACCATCTTTGTTCGGTTTCAATAAATCGCGAACCATATTAATGAAGAAAGTAACATCCTTATCATTGCCCCTTTCTTCGATTAATTTTTTAAAATGCTCATTTATTTTATCAATGCCAGCGCTAACCGTTTCATCCCATCTATCAATGGTATTTTGACCGAGGATGATAGTGATTTTACCATCATTCGTAGTGAAAGTGTCACTAAACTGATCTTCTTTGGTTTTAAAAAGCTCTTTTTTAAGATTCAACACTGCGCCAAACTCATCGAATACCTCTTTTTTAATTATTTCAAGGTCGGAGTTAACACGGGTCAGTTTTTCGAAAACCTTTTTAATTGTCTCATCCCGGATGATGAAATAGTTGCTCACTTCCGATTTCCGTAGTTCCTCTTTTTGTTTTTTACGGGCTTCAATTTGCACCTGCAATTCGTCTAATTGCTCTGGTGTCAGTTTGTCAAGATTTAAATTGTTTTCCATTTTAATTATTGTTTAAGTGTTATTTAATCAGCTATTAATCCTCTTTGTTGGCATAGGGTAAATTTTACCCACATCACGTGGTCCATTTACTTCCCCGTCTTTTCTGTCATTTAATTGGTCCACTTTTAAAACAGCAGCAGCATAATCGCTCTGGTTTTGTTGGTAATTGCTATCCTCGTAACTATGTTTAGTGAGCCAATCGGCTAGATCATCGCGGCGACTAGTCCAATGATCAACCTGCTTTTGCAGTCCTTTTTTTACATTGTTGTCCATGCTAGTTCTTTTTAGGGGTTATTTTTATTGTAATGTCCTTTTCAACAACAACCAAACCGCTACCTTCGCACACCTTACATATTTCAGTTACTTCATTTTGTTTGTGCCCATGCCCATAATCATAGGCTCGCTGAACAATTGCCACTCCTTCACCAAGGCAATTGCGGCACACATCGTTTATCCTAATTATAGTGTGATATTCTTTCATGGTTTTAAGCATATATGGTTATTAATTGCTCTTCTTTGGCAATCATATCTACAATAAGACCCTGATCGTTACATAATTTTATAGTGCTTTCAAGGCTATGTGATTTCACTTCATTACCGGAAAGGTCTTTAACTGCCTTTGCTTTTCCGTCTATAATTTCCAATGCCCGATATACAACGAACCTGTGTGTTTTACCTATCTTTTCCATTAGTTAAGGCATAAGTTGTTTTCAAATACTTTTTTTTTAGATTCGGCACGCTTGCGGGCTATATTTCGCAACTTGCGGCAAACCTCTTTTAACTCTTCAACCGAGCACTCGTTTAGCTTTTTACCGGCAATCCGGCTGTCAGTCATATAGCTGTTGACCCCGCTCCAATCGCCGTTAATTACGTAGATGTCCAGGCCGTTTAAAAGCTTCAGTGTATTGCTTCGCCATTGCTTCAGCTCCTTATCGTGCAACTCATTTTTTAGCCCTTTGCGTAAATTGTTGAGTATTTCATCTAATTGAGCATCGGTTAAATCGCTGGTGCTTTGTACACCATATCCGGCCAAAATTTCGGCCTTACATTCCAATGCACCCATTTTATAAAGGAGCTTATGGAACAGCAGCCTCTTGTCGCTAATTGTTATCATACTAAATCCCTTTCTTTGTTTAATCCTAAAAACCGCACGTCATCAAGCGAATAATCAATCAATTCGCCATTTATCAATACAGTAATTATCCGTACATTTTCAATTCTAGTAATATCGGTTACGGTACCTATTGCTTTCATACCGTTAACTTTAACCGGAAAACCAAATATTATTTTGTTACCTGGTTTAGTCGGCCCGTTTAAACTTGTTTTCTTGTCAATATCTCGGCTCCTATTGACCATTTCCGAAACGGTCATGGGTTTGTGACTTTTAATAATCCCTGTGTTCATGATTATTTATTTAAATAATTTTCAATTAAATGCAGTCTGAGCATATCCATACCTATTGTTAAAGTGCCTATTTTTTCAATAGCTTCTTTGACACCTTCCTTTGTTTTCAGATCGTTCCACAATTGCACCGATCCTCGGCAATCATGGATGGTTAGTTTCATCATGTCATCCTGTACTTTTGCGTGGTAACAGGCCATCGAGTCGGGGCTGGTGGGCAAAAGAAATTCCTTTCTGTTATAAGTTGTTGCCATGGTTATTCCCCCCAATAATCATAACTACCCTCTTCCCATATCACATACGGCTCGTTATTGCCCCCGTAACGGCTGGTTGCAAATGCCCGGTAACCTTCAACCCTTATCTTTACATCAGCATCGTAGCGCACGAATGTTGCGGCACGTCCAAGCGGGTTTTTGCCCTCGGCATGGCTAACAAAAAGAAACAGCTTATTGGGGAAGGTTTCTTTAAGGTCAATATAAGAGCTGCGGTTAAGCCCTGAGTATTGAAAACTGTCAATAAACACGATATCGGGGCTTTTGCGCATGGTAAGCCGTTGGCATAAATCCTCAATAGGTTCACGGTTAAGGATCAATATTTTACGGCTTACTTCCGACAAGTCGCTGATTTGAATAGCCCGCTGAAAGCTCCGGCGTGCTCCCTCTTCCATGGTATCATAGGCAACCCGTCCAAAATTGGTCAGGTATTTGGCCAACTGGATAGAAAAATTTGTCTTTCCGTTTCCCGAATTGGCCCAAATAATCCAACTGCCACTTCGCTCCGGGGTTCCTATTAAATCATAGAATGGCCCTTCAAAATCCATCAATTTGAATTTCATGCCTAATAGCTGCGTGACACTTACGGCCCTTTTAACCGGTGATTTTTTACGTACCATTACACAGCAATTTTTTGCGATTCAGCAAACCAGGTCATATCCAAAACAATATCTTCAGGTGTGATAATCCCAACTATGGCCTCATCATCAACCAACTCCTGAACGGTTGGGTATTGATAAACCCGGTATCGCCGCGTAGTGCACGAAACAGCCTGAAGGCTTTCCAAAGCATCCATTGGCCTCCCGCCCATCATGTGGAAATTATCAATTATATATTGATCGTTGCCGTCGTTAATGGCATCGAAAATCAGGCAAAACGGTTTATCGTCCTTAACCTTCTTAATTGCATAAACCACTTTCATCATGCAGCTCCTTTCGTTTTTAAAATTTCGTAACGAAGCCGGGTGAGCGATCCCTGCGTTTTTGCAAACAATGATTGTACATCAGATATACCATTTGCCCTGGCTATTATGGCCACCTGTTTTTGTGCAAATTGTATTTGGTCACCATCAGGGGTAATGCGTTGGAAACGGCTGCCAAACCTGCGGAACAGTTCAGCATAACCAACTTTTTTGCGCCCTATGTTGCCTTCAATTTTATGTTTCAAACCGTCGGCACCCATCATAAACCAGCCACAGGCAAACTCGGTGGCATTCCAAAGGGCTTTAATTTCCAAAAAAGCTGAATAATCAAGGTCTCCGGCTTCATCAAGAATAACCAGCGGGTTGGGGAGTGTTTTTATATAATATACCAGGTCGGCATATACGTCGTGATACTTGCCAGTGTGGTTGATGCCAAACTCGCGGGCAATGGACCTTATAAGCCGTTGCTTGGTTTTGCATTGCGAACAATCAATATAGACAGCGTTTTTGTGGGCTTGGATATATTGCTTTGCGCTGTATGTTTTGCCGATATCGGCAATATCGCACAATAAACCGCAGATAGCATTGCTTTGACAGGCTGCCAACTGTGCAGTTATGAACTGATAAACCGGCGTATTGGCTGTAACTAATTCGGTGCGGGCACTCAGTTCAACATTAAGTTTTCTGGCAATGCTTATCAGTTTTGCATCGCTCAACACCCCATCAATTTCGCCACCCAACATGCGCGATAATTGCGCTGGGTTAACATCTAACACCACCGCCATTTTATTTGCCGATGGATAGTTTTCGCGGGCTGCTTTAACAGCCTCACCGATCTTTAATTTTACTTCTTTTGTAATCATAGCGTGTAATTATTAGTTATAAATCATTTAATGCTCGTTGCAGGTAGTAATCATCAGCCGACTCGTCGCCAAAATCGCTGTATGCTGGTTCGGGTTTTGGCTGTACATCGGCTACCGGGTCCACATCCACCAAGTCGTTGTAATTGGTTTTTTCAACAATGCCAATTTTAACCACCTTGTTTTCAACAACATCGGCAACATATTTACGGGCAGTTGCCTGGCGTTTGGCCTGGTTGATGCGTATCTCTTCATCGCGTTCGGTTCGCTCGCATTGTGCCTCGTTGTAAGTTTCAATCTTATCGGCTTCGCCCAGGTATTCTTCATCCTGGTATAGATATACTTTTGATATGGCACCGTCGGCATCGGGCAACCAATAGGCTTTTACATCATAATTATTTGGCTTCAGGTAGCTTAGTATATCTATGGTATCGATAGCATAGTCGGCATATTGTACCCTCACAAAGTCATTGTTGCGGATGCTTGTTTTTGTCTCCTCTCCAATATATCTGTATATAATTCGCTCGTTGGCCTGGGTCATTTCCGGGTTGACCATTTCGCAAAGCACCTGCCAACGGGATTTCTTTTCATAAATGCTATGAGGCGCATTGTTATACCTTTTAATTGATTCAATATCGTCGGCTATCAGCTGCGCATCGGTCAATTGTTGGGTAACGTCAGTATTAACAGCGTATGCATCGTGCTTGGCCGTCCACCGGCCAATATTGGGTTGATGTTTCTTTTCATCACCATATTTTTTACTGCGGATGGCGTGCTCAGCCCTCTTTTCGCGCGAATTTTGCGGGTTACAAAAACGCACCCAGGCAAACATGCTATATAGTGCATCACTTATGCCTTTCATCAGGTGGTTTTCAACTTCAACCTCACCCGGCCATGGCAAATTATTGGCTTTTAGAGTTTGATACATATTGCGGAAGCAGTCCCAAACAAGGCCCATATCTTTATCGCGCCCGTGCGAGTAGCCAATAAAACACTCACTAGCCACATCGTAAGCATAATACGCATTTACCCAACCATTCACGCCCTTGCGCGGGAGTGCCCTATCGTCCATCGATATTTTACTCAGGGTAAATTGTGGCCGGTGCCTGTGGTTATAAGGCATGGTTTTGGTCTTAAAATCTATAGAACTATTGCGCATTTTATCAAGTACCGGGCGGTTTGCGGGTGAATTAAGCACGTTCCAAACGGTTCCTTCACTTATTGTAAGTGGGTTGCCCTCTTTGTCCAAAAAATCGGCAGGGTCAAACATCTCACCGGTTTTGGTGTCGTACAGGTCTATTTTGCAATTGACAAAATCATTGTAATAATCGGCCACCGTTTTGTTAAAGAGCCGGTTTGGCATCGAACTAATAGAGATCAGTACCTGCTCAATCTGTTCATTAACCTTGCGGCGGTTGTCATTTAAGAATCCTTTGTGTACTAAACTTATGTAACCTTCATTTATATACTGTGTGTACTTTTCGCGGAACCGGCGCACATTGGTTGGCAGGCTATGTTTGTATCCTTGTAGTTCGGCCACTGTTTCAACCATCTTTTCCCAGGCATTGCCCTTGCCTCCACCTAAACCTTTACGCTTTGCCATACGGTTATTAATTGCCCGGTGCACAGCGTTAAGTATTATTGCATTGTGGTAATATTCTGTTATGGTATCGGGGGGCAAAAAGCGGCCATCATCAAGTTTGTAATCGTTATAAAAATCTAATGCCTGTTGATCGGGCTTAATATATTGTTTAAAAAAGTTGTCTTTAACCAATTCGTAAGGGTCGGCTCCCAGCTTTTCACGGATAATGCTTTTAAAACGCTCTGGAATGCTATCATAAGCAATAAGGGCCGTTTGTCCTTTACACGCCCTGCGCAACTGGTTAAACTTGCCTCGCAAAATGTGTTGTTTGTAATTTGATTCACCAATAACACCCTCATTGAGTAGCCAACCTCCTTCAATACACAATATATTATTATATAATTCCACGGCGTGTGTAAAAATTATATCTGAAAATCTACAGTACCACTCAACAATACTTCGCGGCTTTCAATAACCTTAATAAGTGCATCCATAACCTGCTGATGTTTTTTCGATTTTGGTCGCCTGGTAATTACCGATGCATTTGCCCTGGTAATTCCGCACATCTTTGCCACCAAAATCAGGTCTCCGTCTATTTTTCTGTTTAATGCTTCAGCGTATGTCATAGTTTTATATTAATTTTGTTTCATAATCAAAACAAAAATATACAGAAATTCTGTATTAACAAAAATATTATACAGAAATATTTTATAATGTCTAAAGAAATTAATGAGCGGTTTATAGAAATATTCGAAGGATTAGAAAAATCAGGTGTAATAAAATCCAGATTAGAGGCTGCTACTAACTTAGGTTACAAGCCACAAGCTTTTAGTGAGATTTTAAAACTGAGAACTAATGTTAGTACCGAACTATTACAGAAATTTTGTAGATATTACAAACAGGACCCTATATATATATTAATGGGAGATAATTTTCAATTTTATGTTGATAAAATGCCATCCAACGATTTGGTAGTTGATATTTTAAAAACCAAAGATGATAAGATGTTGGAAATGGCTCGTAAAATATTCGAACTCGAACACCAGGTCGAAAAATTAAAAAAAGACAATCACCGTACTCCTTATGATATTGCGGCCGAACCTTAATTAAAACCTCCACACATTTTTTAAATTAATTTTAATCGTATTTGTTGTAATATACTGTATTGCAATCATTTGTATATTTTATTTTGTTGTTTATATAGTGTATTATCATACCTTTTATATGCCTTTTTTAGTGTTTTTTTAATATATTTTGTTTATTGTGTTATTATTTATGAGTATGTTTTGTACATAGTTTAGTAACCCCATTTGTAACCCCATTTGTAACCCCATTCCAAAAAGCACCTAAATTTTATAACTTAAACACCAGGCATAAAAAAAGCCCTAAAAAAGGGCTTAATTTTATTAAATTTATTGTCTTATTGGCCTTTATTTACGCTTATTTTCACTAAAATAATAGCATAGTGGTATTATTGCTTCAAATCGTTTAAATAAACCGTTTAAGTGTTGTATTAAAATGGCAGGTAAATATAAATTTTGCGCAATTCGTTTTAATATTATTTTTGCTTAAAATAAGCCTAAAATCCTTTATTTATAAGCTTTTTCAGTCAAAATATAATATAATCATTTATGTACAATTTGAATTGACCCCCTTATAT